CTGTGCGTTTGTCTACCCTCCCGGATCGGCCGCGTTCGGTCCCCGTTCGCCGCTGTTTTCCGAGCCTCGCCGTGATCGTTTCGGGCTCGTCCGAGGACGCCTCCCCTCCGGTGGAGGGGACCCGCGTGGCTCTCACCGTGAACGGCGTCCCCGTGCGGATTCGCTGGCCGATCGAGGAGCCGGCGGGCGACTGGACGCGCCTCGTGTGCAACTGTCGGGTCATCCCCGCCGAGCGATGACGGGCGCGTCTCGCACGGCGCGGCGTGGCGTGTACCGCGGGGATGGCGGCGCCTACGTCCGTGGACGTACCGAGCTCCTCGCCGATCATCCGCCGTGCGCGACGCGGGGCCCGCGATGCGCCGGGATGGCGACGGAGGCGGATCATCGTCCACCGCTCGCCCTCCACGATCACATCCCCGGGACCGGATGTTGTGTGCTGGTCCCGTCGTGCGGTCCCTGCGCCCGGGCGCAGGGTGGCGCTCTGGCGTCGAGCTCGCCGGCGGCGTATCCGGTCGAGGTCCGGGAGCCGGCGCCGGTCCCGCTGGAGAGGTTCGACGTCGCGTGGCTCGTCGACCTCCTCGAGGTCCCACCGGATGCGACGTGGCCGCGTCTCATGTCGGCGCCGCATCCGCGGGCGGTCGGGTCCTACGGCGGTCTCGTCGAGCGCTGGAGCCTCGTCCACCGTGGGCGTCCGCTGCGATGGTGGCAGCGTCTCGTCTGTCGACGTCTCCTCGAACATGACGACGACGGTCGCCTCTGTTGGGAGCTCGCCGTCCTCACCCTCGCCCGTCAGGTCGGGAAAACGTGGGTCCTCGGCGACCTGTGCGGGTGGCGTCTCCACGCCGCCGAGCTCCTCGACGCCATGCAAACCGTCCTGTCGACCGGCAAGGACATCGCCGTCGTGCGCGAGATGCAACGGCGCCACCGTCTCGCCGCGAAACGGGACCGGGCGACCTATCACGTCCGCGAGGTCAACGGACAGGAGGAGATTGAGCTCCTCGCCGACGGGTCGCGGTGGATGGTGCGGGCGAAAGAGTCCGTGTACGGGATCACGGCGACGATGGCGACCGTCGACGAGGCGTGGAAGGTCCTCGCCTCGGTCGTCGACGACGGGATCGAACCGACGACCGTCGAGGCGCTCGACGCGCAAATCCTGCTCGTGTCGACGGCGCATCGACGGGCGACGGCGCTGATGATCGGGCGCCGGGCGACGGCGCTGGAGCATCTCGACGACGGCGAAGGTCCGCTCCTCCTCGAATGGTCGGCGCCGCCGCTCGCCGAGCTCGACGACCGGACCGCCTGGCGCGCCGCGTCGCCGCACTGGACGCCGAAACGGGAGCGTCTCATCGCCCGACGCCTCGAGGGCGCCCTCGCCGGCGAATCCGACGATGTCGACGAGCCGGATCCGGTCTCCAGCTTCCGGACGCAGTGGCTTAACCAGTGGCCGGCGAAACGTCTCGCCCTCGTCAAAGGCGAACGTCTCGTCGAGCTCGAGGAGTGGCGCGCCCTCGCCGGCGACGTCGTCGACGACCTCGCTCGGATCTACGTCGCCGTCGAGGACCACGCCGGATACGGCGCCGCCATCGCGGCGGTCGCCGTCCAGTCCGACGGACACCTCGGGCTCGACGGGTGGACCGTGCCGACATGGGCCGACGCCCTCGTCGACATCCGCCGCCTCCAGCGCTCACACGAGCTCGTCCGCCTCTACGCCGGCGCCTCGCTCCTCGTGCGTCTCCCGCCCGGGATGCGGGCGACGCCGGCGACGGCGACGCTCACCTCCTCGACGCTCCCGCTGATGCGCGAGCTCGTCGCCGCCGGCGTCATCGTCCACGACTCCGCCGAGCTCGACGAACAGATAGACGAGGTCCGCGTGACGACGGCGGTCGGCGGACTCAAGGTCGTCGCCGGCGCCCGCTCCGACCTCCTCCGGGCGGCGTCATGGGCCCTCGCCGCCGCCCATCGGCCGCGACGGACGCCGAGCATCCACTAGACGCCACGGATTGGCCGCTCTGTGGCCGCTGGAGCCGCGAACGGGGCTCGGCGGTACTAGAGGACCTTGATCGCCAGGAGAATCGCGCACACTGCGGTCACGATGTTGGCGACCGTGTTCACGACAGAGTGATTCACGGCCGCGACGCTACTGACTGGCCGCTCAGTCAGGAGTAACCTCGTCGCCCGATGGGTGAGGGACGCCGCCGAGACGATCGCGGCCGGTTCGTCTCCAAGCTCGAGGTCCGCACGATTCGACCCGTCGACGACGACCACGATCCGAACGGGACCGTCGGCGACCCGCCGACCGTCGGGCTCGACGTCTACACGGAGCCGACCGAGACGCCGCCGGCGGTCGTCGTCGCCGACTCGGGCGGTCCGGCACCGCCGTGGCCGCCGTCGAGGATTCACGTGTCGCCGTGGGACGGATGGCCGGCCGATTGGGGCGTGCCGTCATGGGGCGGCGTCGTCGACGACCTCACCGACGTCGCGTGGGCGGCGCTCGACCTCAACGCGTCCGTGTTCTCGACGATGCCGCCCTACCTCGTCGGCGCCTCCGACTCGCTCCCCGACGAGTGGATCGACAACCCGGACCCCGACCAGTACACGTCGTGGTCGACGTTCGCTCACTCGCTCATGTGGGATTTCCAGCTAGGCGAGGCGTTCGTCCTGTGCACGTCGCGGTTCGCCAACGGGTGGCCGGCGCGGTTCCATGTGGCGCCGCCGTGGAGCGTGAACGCTGAGCTCGTCGGCGGGCGCCGCGACTACAGCGTCGGCGCCCTGCGCATCGACCCGGTCGACGTCCTCCACATCCGCTACCGCTCGACCGTCGACAACGCCCGCGGGACCGGACCGCTCGACGCTGGACGGACCCGCCTCGTCGCCGCCCGCGTCCTGCTCCGCTACCTGACGAATTTCGTCGCCGGCGGCGCCGTCCCGTCGTCGGTCCTCGAATCCGAGGAGGACGTCACGGCGACGCAGGCCAACGACCTCCACGCGCAGTGGGTCAACGCCCGCATGTCGAAACTCGGACTCCCGGCCGTCCTCGGCGGCGGCGTGAAATGGAAAGCGACGCAGGCGAACGCCCTCGACTCCGCCCTCGCCGAGCTCGCCGCGTACACGGACGCGAAGCTCGCCGTCCTCCTCGGCGTCCCGCCGTTCCTGCTCGGGCTCCCGGGCGGCGGCGACTCCATGACCTACTCGAATGTGTCGTCCATCTTTGATTATCACTGGCGCGCCGGACTCAAGCCGAAGGCGTCTCGGGTCATGCTCGCCCTCTCGCAATGGCTCGTCCCGCGAGGAACCTCCGTCGAGGTCAACCGTGACGAGTACGTCAACCCGGGACCGTACGAGCGGGCGCAGACGTACGAGATTCACCAACGCATCGGGTCGATGACGGTCGAGGAGATTCGTGAGGCGGAGCGGTTCGGCGTTGCGTCACGCTCCGCCGGGACGCAACTCTCCGGGGTCCTCAAGTGACACAGGAGGCGCTCGTGAACATGGTCGGGAACGCGGCACAGGACCTCGACCGCCTCGCCGACTACGTCGACGCCGTCGTCCATCGCCCGCTCGAATATCGCACCGCCGGCGCCCTCGAGGTCCGGTTTCCGGAGCGCATCATCGACCTCGTCGCCGTCCCCTACAACGAGGAGACGCTCGTCCCGGAGCGTCGCGGGAGCTCCCGCCTCGTGCGGGAGTCGATCGCGCCGGGCGCGTTCGCCGGCGTCGAGCGGCGGGCGAACCGTGTCAAGGTGAACCGCGCTCACGACGTCGAGGCGGTCGTCGGACGCGCCCTCGCCCTCCACCCCGACCGCGCCGAGGGTCTCGTCGCCGAGCTCCGCATCTCGAAAGGTCCGACCGGCGACGACATCCTGGAGCTCGCCGCCGACGGCGCGCTCGACGCCTCAGTCGCGTTCGCGCCCTTCCCGGGCGGCGAGGAGTGGCTCGAGAATCGGACCGCCCGACGGATCACAAAGGCATATCTAGGACATATCGCCCTCACCGGCGACCCTGCCTACGACGGCGCACAGGTCCTCGCCGTTCGGTCGTCGGCACCCGCGCTGTTGCCCGTGGCGCGGGTGCCGACTCCGAACCTCGACCGCATCCTCGCCGAACGGCGAGCTCGCGAGTCGGGTCTCGACCTCACGGCGCCCGAGGCGTAACATCCGCCCTCAAGCGAGGCGATCTACCTCCGGAGGAGTGACGGACAGGGTCCGGCCGGAGTAGCGGGTGACCCGAGCGTGACGGAAACCGATCACGTTTCGAGGAGGTCACCCCATGCCCGGTGCGCAAGACGCCATGCTCGCCCGCCTTTCGGCGGAGCTCGAGGAGCGGCGCAATTTCCAGGACGGACTCGTCGAGGGCGCGCAAGAGGCGCAGCGCGACCTCAACGCGCAGGAGATGGAGCTCTACAACCGCGCCGGGTCGCGGATGGTCGAGCTCGAGGCGCAACTCCAGCCGCTCCGCGAGGGCGCCCGCATCGCCCTCGACTCGCATCGTCGGACCGCCGAGCTCACCGAGGCGTTCGCCGTCGCCCGAAACCCGAACCTCGTCCCGGCGGCGATCGAGTACCGCACCGCCGGCGAGTACGTCCGCGACCACATCCGGGCGTACGTCTCCCACGACGACGACACGGTCCGGCGCCTCGAGCTCTACCACCGCGCCGCCGCCCACCAGACGACGACAGACAACCCGGGTCTCCTCCCGGAGCGGCTCCTCGTCCCCATCCTCCAGAACCTCGATTTCGGGCGTCCGCTCGTCACGGCGATCGGCGTCCAGCAGCTACCCGCCGGGTCGTGGAGTCGACCGCGGGTCACGCAACACACGCAGGTCGGCAAACAGACGGCGGAGAAAACCGAGCTCGCGTCGCGCAAGATGATCGTTGACAAGCTCCCGCTCGAGGGCGACACATACGGCGGGTACGTGAACGTGTCGCGCCAGAACATCGACTGGACGCAGCCGCAGGTGCTCGACATCGTCATCGCCGACCTCACGTCGGAGTACGCGTTCGAGACCGAGGAGGCGACCGGGATCGACCTCGCCGCCGCCGCGACCGCCGGTCCGGTGCTCCCGGCGACGCCGACCGCGCAGGACATCGCCGATGCCTTGTGGGCCGCGGCCGGTCTCGTGTTCGGGAACATGTGGCTGGCGCGGACGCCGATGGGGCGTCTCATCCTCGCCGTCGCGCCCGACATGCTCGGGCTCCTCGGACCGCTGTTCCCGGGTGTCAACCCGCAGAATGCGCAGTCGCAAGGCATGTCCGCCGGACTGTTCGGCGAGGGTCCGGCGCCGTCCATCTCCGGGATCACGCCGGTCGTGTCCGGCGCCCTCGCCGCAGGGACCGCGCTCGTCATCTCGTCGAACGCCGTCGAGGCGTACGAGGACCGCATCGGCGCCCTCCAGGTCGTCGAGCCATCGGTCCTCGGCACGCAGGTCGCCTACGCCGGACACTTCGCACTGCCGATCCTCCAGCCGACCGGCATCGTCGAAATCACGAAGACGTGACGCCGTGACGATGTTCGACGACCCGAACCGCGAGGCGGTCGGACTCGCCCCCGCCGGCGCCGACTCCGTCGAGGAACCGGCGCCGGAGCCGGAGACGCACGACGACGAGGAGGACGAGTGACGACGGAGGAGCTCGACCTCCTCCGCGACGGGACCGTCCCGATCGACGCGCCCGTTGTCAACGCTTGGGTCGTCGGCGTCGTCATCGTCGACTCGTCGGCGCCGGCGCCGACGCTCACGTCGCTCTCGCCGAACACGGCGGAGCTCGGGTCCGCCGTCGCCCTCGTGACCCTCACGGGAACAGGGTTCACGCGGAATTCTGTCATCGTCTGGAACGGCGGCGACGAGCCGACCGACTACGTGTCGCCGACACAGGTCACGACGTACGTCCGCCCGTCGACGGCGTCGACGCCGGGCGGGTATCCGGTCCTCGTCCGCGACGGTCCTCGACGCACGGCGCCGCAGACGTTCACGTTCACGGAACCGGCGCCGCCCGAGGCGCCCGAGGAGCCCGAGGAGTGACCTACTACACGCCGCCCGCCGTCGCGCCGCCGGCGCCGCTCCCGTTCGACGTCGACGCCATCGCCGAGCTCGCCCTCGACGTCCTCCGCCTCGACCCGGCCGACGATGACGCCGAGCGGATTCGGATGGCGGCGGGCGTGGCGTGCGACCTCGTCTCCCGCGAGCTCGACTACGCCGTCGCGCCGGCGACGGTCCCGGCGCCGGTCGAGGACGCCGCCGTGTCGCTCACGGTCGAGCTCTACCGCCGCAAGGATGCGCCGTTCGGACTCACCGACTCATGGTCCGTCGACGGCGCGTCCATCCGCATCTCCTCGGATGTCATGCGCGGCGTGTCGTCCGAGCTCGCCCGCTACCGCTCCCGATGGGCGCTCGGGTAGTGGCCGACGCGACCGCCGTCTCCGAGGCGAGGACCCGTCTCTACGACGCGCTCCGCCGGGACTCGTCGCTCGCCCCGTGGCGCGTCCACCGTGTCACGCCACGCCAGATCGCCGCGCCGACGATCTACGTCGACTCCGTCGAGTTCGGGCTCGACGACGTCAACGGCGTCGGATTCGTCGCCGTCATGTTCCCCGTCGTGTTAGTTCACGACGGCGCCGTGCGAGCACAGGTCGAAGCTCTCGACGACATGCTCGCCCATGTCTGGACCGCCGCGCTCTCCGCGTCGTGCGATCCGACCGACTCCCGTCCCGTCAACCTCGACGTCGGCGGTCCCACACTCCGATCGCACGTCGTGCGGGTCGGAACCCTTGTCCAGGCGTACACGATGTGTCCGCCCTCCCTCGTCTCCGCTGGAGGTACCCCGTGAGCAATGTTTTCAAGATCGAAAACGGCGTGTTCGCCCTGTCCATCGTCGACCCGGCGGCGGTCGGGTACTCGCCGGCGTGGCAGACGCCGGGCGGCAAGCCGGTCGACTCCGTCCTCCTCGCCGACTACACGACGGCGGACGGAAACGACCTGTCGTGTCAGGTCGCGTCTGGCGCCCTCACGGCGTCGCCGAACACGACGACCGACACGACGCCGGCGACATTCTGCGGACCCGAGGTCACGACGACAGCGGTCGGCGTCACGTCGTACGCGCTCGACGCGACGATCCTCCAGGACCCGAACATCGCGGCCGGCGTGTCGGCGTACCTGTTCGAGTTCGACACGCAGGAGGCGTACTTCCTCCTCGGGCTCGACGGCGTCAACCCGCCCAAGGCGGTCGGACGATGCCGCGTCGTCGCCGGCGCGTTCGGAGGCGACGCCCGCGTCACGCTCACGGCGACCCTCTCGCTCCCGGTCTCGCGCAAGCCGGACATCGAATACGGGAACGCGACGACGTCGCGCATCGTGTGGGGCTCCGGGACGGCGCCGACCGGCGCCCTCGCCGGCGAGGAGGAGGCGACGACCGAGTCGGAGCCGATCCTCGAGGACGCGAACGCGTGACGTGTTCACCGTCGACAAGTCCGGCGACCTCTCCGGGATCGCCCGAGAGCTAGAACGCGCCGCGCAAGCGGGACAGAAAGACGCCGGGAAGGCGGTCGCGAAAGAGGGTCGCACGGCGATCCTCGACGACGTCCGTCGAGCTCGCGGTTCGCTCCGGATGATGGGCGGACGCCTCGGCGTCAAGACACGGGTCACGGCGACGGCGGCGTCGTCCGTCGTCGAGCTCTACGCCGCGCCGGCGGGACCGTGGACCATCGTCACGCAAGGGACCCGCGCCTACGACATCCGCCCGCGCCGTGCCGACGTCCTCGCCGCCGGTAAGGGCGACGTGATCGGCATGTCGGCGCATCGCCGCCGGCGCCTCGGACGCGACTACTGGGGACAGGCGACCGACCGCCTCGACGCCGAGCTCGGACCGCTCGTGGAGCGCGCCGTCGACGCACAGATGATGACGGCGGGTCGGTAGTGGCCGGGCGCGACCTCACCTACACGATCGGCGTCGACGCCTCCGACGCGGCGGCGGGACTCCGCAAGCTGGAGGGCGCCGTCCGCTCGACGATGCGGACCGTGGAGGACGAGCTCGAGGATGGCGCGACCGCCGGACAGAAGCTCGCCGAGTCGCTCGACCGTGTCGCCGCACAGTCGAAAGAGGACCTCTCCTCGGCAGCGGTCGCGGCCGAGGAGCTCCAGCGGGCGCTCCGTGATGCCGGGTCCGGGCTCGAGGTCGGCGACGCCATCGCCTCGCTCCAGCGGATGGGGCTCTCGTTCGACGAAATCACGCAGGACGCCGACACGCTCGCCGTGTCCCTCAAGAATCTCGGCGACGTCCGCGCCGAAGGCGTCCAGGAGCTCGACGCCATCGCGCCCGGCCTGGCGACGAAGCTGGACAACGTCGAGCGCAGCGCGAGCTCGTCGAGGAGTGCGCTCGCCAACATGATCGGCAACTCCGCGCAGACGATGGGCGACTCCCTCGGCATCGTCGGCGACCTCGGCGTCGGCATCGGCCAGCTAGGGGAGTACGCGGCGGACGCCCGACTCGAGGGCGAAGGCATGGGCTCCGTGTTCAAGAACATGGCCGGCGTCGTCGGTCCGATGGCCGCGCTCGCCGCGGCGACGAAACTCGTCGCCGATGTCATGGCGTCCCGCTCCGAGAGTGCGGCGGCGGCGACCGCGCAACAGGAGCTCCTCACCGAGGCGTACAAGGAGGGCGGCGACGCGGCGACCAACTATGCGCGGGCGCTGAACGAGGCAGGGAAGATCGAGGTCGCCCTCGACCGTCACAAGTCCGCCGAGGAGGTCGGCGGACTCGTCTCGCTCTACTCGAAACTCGCGCCCATCGTCACCCTCGCCGGCGAGGCGCTCGGACTGTTCGGCGAGGCGACCGCCGACCTCGCACCGATGCTCTCCAGGGCGGGCGTGTCGACGCAGGAGTGGGCGGACGCCGTCACCGGCGGGTCCGACGCCTACAAACTGTTCGCCGCCGGACTGGCCGCGACGAGTCTGTCCGCCGACGACCAGAAAACGGTGCTCGGCGAGCTCGCCGACGCGCAGGAGGCGAACGCCGTCGCGTCCGACAACGCGTCGAAATTCAACACCGTGTTTGGCGACACGGCCGAGGAGGCGGCGGCGAAAACGGAGGAGCTCGCCCGCGCCCAACAGGAGGCGGCGGAGGCGGCAGACGCGCAAGCGATCGCCGTGGCCGGCGCGGCCGACTCGCTCCTCGAGGTCACGTCTGCGGCGGCGGAGGTCGAGCGTCGCTCCGACGCCCTGTCGGACCTGTTCGACGTCGGCGACGCGCCCGCCGAGGCGGCGTCGGCGACCCGCGACATCGCCGAGGCAATCGGCGGACTCGCGACCGCCGCGGAAGGCGTCGACCTCTCCGACGCCCTCGACCCGGCGAACCTCGGCGCGGACAAGCTCCTCGACGCCCTCGACGGACTCCGCCCGCAGGTACAAGCGAAAATCGCCGAGGCGTTCGCGGCGGGCGGACCGGAGGCAGCGACCGCCGTCGCCGACGACTACGTCGCACAGATCGTCGCCGCCCTCGGCGGACAACTCTCGCCGGAGAAAGTGAAAGAGCTCCTCGGCATCGGCGACCTCACGACGACGCTCTCCGTCGCCCTCGACGCGTCGTCGGTCGCCCGTGCCAAATCCGAGCTCGAGGTCCTCGTCGGCATCGGCGGAGAGACGCCGTTCACGGCGTCGCTCAAGCTCGCCGTCGACGCCGGGCAACTCTCGGGTGAGGCGGCGCGGGCGATCGCCGAATGGGGACTCGCCGAGGAGGGCGTCAAGGTCCCGCTCGACCCGGTCACGGACCCGGCGGCGCTCGCCGAGGCGCAAGCGTTCATGTCCTCGTTCGCCGCGTCGAATCCGGTCACACAACCGCTCGTCGGCGACGCCTCGGGTGTCACCGACGCCGCCACCGACGCCGCCGGACAAGTCGCCAAGACACCCGCGACACAAGACATCCTCGCCAACACGGACGACGCCGAGGCGGGGATCGCCTCGACGAAAGACACGGCGGCGAACACGAAACCGATCGTCGACGTCGACGCCAACGTGCAAGCCGCGATCTTGACGATGCGCATCATTCAATTCGTCGCCGCGGCGCTGGCGCCGAAGGTCGTGGTCGACGCCGACATCGCGCCGGCGATGGCCGACATCGCGACCGTCGCCGCGCAGCGGCCGCGGGTCCCGGCGACCGTGTACGTCGCCGACTACCCGACCGCCGGCGAGATTCAAGCGATGATCGGACGCCCGCGCATCCCGATCGACATCGTCGTCGGCACCTCCGTACGGATCACGGGCGTGAGGGACTGAGATGTCGCTCGCCGCGTTCACCTGGACGACCCGAGCTCGCCCGTTCGTCGAGGTCGGGATCGGCGACTCCCGCACGCCGGCGCCGGCGGCACGATGGGACGTCCAGCGATGGGACGCCGCCGACGCGCTCTGGTCCGGCGTCGACCCGTCATGGCTCGACGTCACCTGTGACGCCCGCTCGTTCGACTGCGAGTACGGGCGGGCGCGCACGACCGACCGTTTCGTCCCCGGCGTCGCCTCCGTCATCGTCGACAACTCGAGCGGATGGGCGGACCCGGGAGGCGACCCGACGCCGGGCGTCCTCAACATGCGACCCGGACGGTCGATCCGGATGGGCGTCGACCACGAGCTCCACGGGCGACAGATCCTCTTTCGCGGGTTCGTCGACGCGATGAATCCGACCTACGACCCGGTCGACGCCGACACGGTCGAGCTCGTGTGCATCGACGCCCTCGGCGAGGTCAACCGCGCCAAACTCGTCCCGGCGTCGTCGCCGGTCGGCGCCGGCGACACGGCAGACGTGCGCGTCGCCCGCCTCCTCGACCTCGTCGGATGGGCGACGGCGAAACGCGACCTCGACGCGTCATCCCTCGAGCTCGTCGGCGACGAGCTCGGCGGACAGGTCGCCGACCTCCTCGGACAAGCCGCCGAGTCCGGCGGCGGGTCCGTGTTCGGCGACTACAACGCGTCGGTCGTGTTCCGCGGGCGGGACTGGCAAACGTTCGTCCCCGACGTGCCGGTCGACGCCACCATCGGGAACGTCGAGCCGGGACACATCGTGCCCGGCACCCCGGAGGTCCCCGGCTACTTCATCGGCGACGGCACCGCCACCCACTACGTCTCGACCCCGGACGCCAACGACCTCGTCATGGACGGCGACGTTCGCTGGACCTGTCGCGTCCGCGACGACTCGACCGAGACGACGACGTCGCGTCTTATCACCGCCAAGCAGGACCGCAACGCGGCCCGACTCGACTACCGACTCGGACACACCTACCTCACCGGCACGAACGTCACCGGCTACCCGACCGGTCTCGCGTCTCCGCAGATCGTCGCAGCGGTCGGCGTGCGCTCGGCGATCGGGACAACGCCGCCGGGAGCCGACGTCTACATCGGCGCCGACCTCGTCGGAGTCAACCCGGGATCGCAGGCCCTCACGCTGCGGGGGCAGTTCCTCCGATCAACCGACGGCACGACGTGGACGAACGTCGGAGCGCTCGGAGCGGCGGTCCGCGCCGACACGCTGTCGTACAACGGACCCGACCCGCTCAACGTCGGATTGTGGTGGCTCGGACGGATCTACTGGTCGCAGATCGAGACGAGGAACCGCGCCCGCCTCGTGTTCCCCGGTGTCGTCGGGAACTACCTCGGCGTCCCCGACGCGGCGAACCTGGACATCACCGGGGACGTCGAGATCGTCGCCCGTCTCACGTTCAATGACATCGGCGCGACGAATCAGGGCGTCGTGTCGAAACACGGGGCGTACACGCTCTATCTCAACGTCGCCACCGCGGTCGGCGCGATCTTCTTCTTCGCCGACGCGCCGGGCACGTCCGTGTTTGCGTCGTCGACTAGTCACGGTTTCGTCAGCGGTCAGACCTATTGGGTCAAGATGACCCGCGCCGTCGCGACCGGACTGGTGTCGTTTTACAAGGCGAACGATTCGCCGACTGAGCCGACGACGTGGACGGCGATCGGCACGCAGACACCCGCCGGGTCGGCGGGCAAGACGATCGCCGTGTCGGCGTACCGGGTCGACATCGGCCAACGCTACGACGGCGCGCTGCCCTTCACCGGGCGCATCGCCCGCGGCATCGTGCGCAACGGCATCGCCGGGACGGTCGTCCTCGACGTCTCCGAAAACAACGCCGGGAAGCTCGTCACGGCGACGACGTTCGTCGCGACGACCGGACAGACCGTCACCATCTCGACGACGCCGCCACATGCAATCGTCCAGCCGCAACCGGACCGCGTCGTATGGAGGTTCGACGCGAACGACTACCCGGGGACCGGGACGAGCTATGTCGACCCTCGAGGTCGGACGTGGACGCTCTCCGCCGCCGGCGCCATCGTCCCGAAGGTTCCCGAGGTCCCGCCGGTCGTCGTCCCCGCCGATGTCTGTCCGATCGGGTGGGAGCGTCCGTTCGCCCGCGCCGACATCGCGACCCGCGTCATCATCGGACGCGACCTCCAGACCGCTCAGGTCCTCGACGACGCGGACGCGCAGGTCCTCTACGGAATCGAACCGTTCGAACGGACCGACCTCCTCACCGCGAACGACGCCGAAATCACGAGCCTCGGGACCCGCATCCTCGTCACTCGCTCCGCGGCGACGGCGCCACGCATCCGCGCCGTGTCGTTCGACGCCCGCACCGCGGACAACGTCCTCGACCTCCTCTCAACCGTCGACGTGTACCGCCCGTCCCGCTATCGATGCCGACTCCGTTACCCGCGAGGCGACGTGTTCGACAAGGAGATGTTCGCGACCGGCGTCGCGCACCACATCACGCCGGGCGCGTGGACTCTGGAGCTCAACCTCGACGTCGCCGAACCGTTCGCCGCCGCCGGCGGGCGATGGGACCGCGACCGATGGGACCGCGCCGCATGGACGGTCGCCCCATGACACGAAAGGTCGCCGCATGACATCCGTAGATCCGAACGGATTTCCGAATCACGTCGCCGCCGACGAGCTCATTGAGAGCGCGTGGGGGAACGCCGTCGTCGACAACCTCAAGCGCGTCGCCCGACAATTCGCGGCGGTCGGCGGAGGCGGGTCCTCGGGCGGCGGTATCGACATCGTCACGCTCACCGTCCCGGCGGTCCCCATCCCGACCGTGTGTGTCGTGCAGGGGCACCTGCGCGTCGACATCGCGAGCATCGCCGGGACGTACAACGTCAACATCGTCTACGGCGCGACGCCGATCGGGACGTGGCAGACGTCCGTGACGGGCATCCACTATTGCTCCGTCCTCGGCGTCCAAGACGTCCCGGCGAACGTCGCGCCGCAGTTCACGCTCCGCGGCGGCGGGACCGCAAACGTCACCGTGTTCGGCGACCCGACCATTAACCGCATCGTCGCCACATCGACCGTTCAGGTCTGAGGAGTGCCATGTCCTACGCGAGTCTCAACATCCAAATCCGGGACACGGCGCTGCGCGACCGCGTCAACTCCGCCGTCCAACAGGAGGCGCACGAAAACCCGGGGCTCTCGGAGAGCGCGTTCGCGGCGGGCGTCCGCGGCGTCATGTTCGGCGCCGGCGACCGCCTCATCTGGCCGGTCTCGCTGGCGACGGAAGCGGAGTACGCGTCGGCGCTCGCCGCAAACAATCCGGACCCGGGCGGCGACGAGTCCGTCATCTCGGACGGGATGATCCTCTCCGCCGTCCAGGCGTCATGGCCGCAGGACCCGGCGCCATGAGCGACCCCGCCGCGTTCGGCGATTGGAGCCCGGACGACTCCGTCGACACGGAGCCGCCGGCGCCCGAGCAGGTCTCATACAAGCTCCACGAGCTCCGCCTCGAGATCGACGCCCTCGCCGGCGCCGCCGGACTCCCGGCATGGGACGAGCTCGACGCGCCGTCACAATCGCTCGCCCTAGCGATGGGCGAGATGGTCGTCGCGTTCCTCCTCGCTCACGACCCGGACGACCCCGAGCTCGTCGCCCGACAACTCCACGAGGCGCGTCGCTACGTCGCGTCCTCACGCCTCCACCCGTGGGACGAGCTCGACGCCGACGACCGCGCCGTCGGAATCGACCTCATGTCACTCATCCTCGGATGGCTCCGCCGACAGGGGGCGCTCTCATGACCGGTCTCTATTACACGGACGTCCTCGACGTCCTCCGCGCCGCCGGATGCCGGGTCGCCGAGAGCTCGACAACGAACGGATGGCAACGCCGGGCGCGGTCCTCGGGAGGGTTCCCGTCACCGCCGCTCGGCGTCCAGTGGCATCACACGGCGAGCTCGACCTCGCCGGCGAATGATCTCCACTGGCAGATCGTTTCGTGTCCGGATTCGCCGGTCGGGAACATGCTCCTCGACCGGACCGGATGTTTCTGGCCGGTCGCCGCCGGCGCCGCCAACACCGCGGGCAAGGGCGGACCGCTCAAGCTCTCCCGCGGGACGGTCCCGGTCGACTCCGGGAACACCCGGACGTGGGCGATCGAGGCGGCGAACAGCGGCGTCGGCGAGGCGTGGCCGGTCGCACAGATCGACGCCTATTTCGCCGGGTCAGACGCCCTCAACGCCCGGTTCGGGAACCTCCCGACCGACGTGTTCTCGCACGCCCTCGGCGCCGGCGACGGGTGGACCAACCGCAAGATTGACCCGGCGACCGCCGCCGCCGTCCAAGGCCCATGGAAACCGCGCTCCGTGAACGGGTCCGGGACGTGGAGCCTCGCCGACATGCGCGCCGAGTGCTCCCGGCGCTCATCCTCGAACATCGCACCGCCGGAGGTACCCGACATGACAGACGACCAGGCACGACAACTCGCCGAGCTCCACGCCTACCTGACGCAGCAGATTGGCGCGCCCGGACAGTTCACCGATCCGGGAGGCGCGAACCTAAACCTCCCGTGGGCCGCGGCGTGGGCATGGTCGTACGTCTCCGGTCCGATCGACGCGAAGCTCAACGACATTCTGGCTCGCCTCGATCGCGCCGGCATCTGACCATGCGACCGTCGCCGGGCGGGCGCGACGTCGTCGCGACGATCCTGGCGATCGGCATCGCGACGGCGATCAATCTGATCATGGTCGCCGTACTGTGGGACGCGCTGCGCAGCGACACGCCCGGGCTATCCGAAAACGCGACGCAGGTCATCACCGCGCTCGGGTCGGGCATCATCGGCGTGCTCGGCGGATACATCGGCGGGCGAGCCGCCGAGCAGGCGCAGCATCGGGCGCAGGAAGCGGCGGCGCCTCGTGACACGTCGGACACGGGTAGCGCGGCGGCGGACCGTCGAGGCGTCGCCCACACGTCGGACAGATAGACGGCGGTTCGTCAGCCATCGGCCATCCCAACGGTGATGCGGATATCCAGCGTCACAGTCAGACCAAGCGCACGCATCTCACGGGTCATCGCGGCCAACCGTGCGAACACGTCCTCCGGCGAGCCGGGTTGGTCAATCCCCTCCACGATGATGAACGGCGGTTCAATGCCGGTCGCACGTGCGAATGGTTCCCACTCCGCGTCGGTCATGGGTACGGGATCGCGCATCGGGCTGTTGAACAGCGGTTCCATTCCCGGCTCAGGCATCGCCCAACAGCTCCTCAATGCTCGGCCGTGGCGGCGCGTAGAAGACGGCGCGCCGGGTGGCGCGCTCGTCCTCGCTCACACGGGCGCACCAGTAGGGCGCCAGCCATGCCGGGTAGCCAGCGAACGCGCATGCAATTGAACAGCGGTTCGTCAGTGCCACTCGGCATCGGGCACTCCGAGGTAATCCCCGATGTCATCGAGCATCGGAGCCAGTCCGGTCTCGCGTCGCTCGCTGGGCGCGAGGCAGTCGAGGCACGCTAGGTACAGCTTGGCGAGCGCGTCACGGTCGCTGTTGAACAGCGGTTCGTCAGTCATCGCCGCGCCTTACGCCTCGACCGCCGCGGCGCGGCGACCTCGTCGAACAGACTGGCGACGTGGAGGCGCCGCCATTCCTGCGGCGCTAGTCGGTCGTCGCCGTGACGGGCGTATCCGTCGGGCTGTCGGTAGCGCGTGACGACCTCGCCCGAGCGCGTCACCCATCGGACCCGCTCCATCGCACACTCGCCGCACGTCGACGGTAGACCGACCATCCCCGTCGACATCCCATACGGGCGGGCGACCGGCGCGTCCGGGTCGTCGATCCCGACCGGTCGCCCGTGGTGCCATTCGTGACCCATCGACCGACACAGTGCGAACCGGAGCACATCGTCGCCCGCTCCCGCATCCGTCATTTCGTCGCGTGGAAATGCTCGAGGACCGCGTTCGGCACCCGACCTCGCGACGGGAGCGTGACGCCGTTCGTCTCCGCCCACTGGACGAGCTCGGCGCGGTCGTAGGCGAGCGCCGGCGGCGTCGAGGCGCGACGCTTTGGCTCCTTCCGAGTGACGACGTAATCGCCGGGCGAGCCTTTCGACCAGAAGGGCTCCAGCGCTTTCGCGAGGCGCACCGCCGACTTGTCCGCGAGGTCGACCTCGACGCCCTGTCCGTTCACGATGATGACGACGGTTGTCGCCTCCGGCTCGCCGGTCAAGTCGTCGGTACGGACCGTGTGCAGTGCCATTCGCTCTCCTCGTTGTGGGGACCCGCGAGCCTCACCGTAGAACCCACGGTGGACCGTGCTGGACCCTAACAAACCCCGGTAGGGTCCTGGTGGACCCCGGTATACCCCGGGAAGAGGTCCGAAAAAGGCCGCCACAGGTTGCCAAGGTGAGGGTCGCGGGTTCGAATCCCGTCGTCCGCTCCGAACGCCTGGTCACAGGCACTTTCTTACCTCTCTCCGGGGGCATCCGGGGTCCGAAAACCGCGAGTAGAGCCTCACCTAGGGCCGAAAACCTAGGTAGAGCCTCACCTACCGAGAGGACCCACATGCCCACCATCCGACCACCCCGCACCCGGTTCGGGCGCGCCGTCGCCGTCGTCGCCGTGCTCTACGCCGTGTGGCTCGGGCTCGTCATCTACAACGGCGTCAACCGCACGACGCGCACCGTCGCTCGCGCCTACGGGATCGACTCGACCCGCTCGACGCCCGCCTCGGCGGGCGAGATCGTCGCCCGGGCGCTCGTCGGTCTCGCCGTCGCCGGCGTCGTGATCCTGATCGCGTGGATCGTCTGGCACGGTCGCGAGGACGCCCGATGACCCGCGCCCCCGTCTCCGTCGCCGACCCCGAGCTCGCCGACTTCCTGGACGAGGTCCCGTGGTCGCCGGCGAACCGGGCGAACGCCCGATGCAACCTCGCCCGCGCCGAGCGCTGGCTCGCCGCCGAGGGCGTCGCCCCGCTGGAGGCGACCCACCGCCATCTCCGCGGCTACCTCGCCGCCCGCGAGGCGTCCGGCGTCGGCGGGTCGACCCGACATAAGGAGTGGCAACATCTCCAGGCGTTCTACGCGTGGGCGGCGCGCCCCGTCGTCGAGGGCGGCGCCGGCATCCTCGACACGAACCCGGCGCTCCGTGTCGGCGCCCCGGAGGTCCCCAAAGCGCCGCGGGTCCGTGTCGCCGAGGCGTCCGACGTCGCCGCCCTCCTCGACTACTTCGCCCGCACGGCGCGCCTGCGCCGCGGCGGCGGCGAGCGTGAACGGGCGCTGCGTAACTCGGCGATGGTCTCGCTCATGTTCCGCTCCGGGTGCCGCGTCGGCGAGCTCCCGTGGATCGACGTCGCCGACCTCGCCCGGGACCGCGCCGGCGAGCTCGTCGCCGTCCGGGTCGGCGGCGACGACGGGACCCACACGAAAGCCGGTAAGGGACGTCTCGTCCCGCTCGTCGACGAGACGCCGCGGGTCCTCGAGCGCTACCTCCGCGCCCGCGGCGACACGCCCGGTCCGCTATTCCTCGGACGCGAGGCGCACACCGCGGATCTCGGGCGGCGCCTCACGGTGCGGGCGATCCGCGACGTCGTCGAACGCGGCGCTCGGGCGGCGGGCGTCACCGTCTCCAGCCACGACCTCCGCCGCGGCTGGACGGTCGAGTCGCATCGCCGCGGCGTCGACGCGGTGTCGTTGCGCCTCGTCGGCGGGTGGACGTCGGACGACATGATCGTCCGCTACCTCGGACCCGACGCACAAGCCCACGCCGTCGAGGCGTTCCGAGCGACCGTCGAGGGCTCTCGGATGGGCTCCCCGCGAAGCTACGCCGACGCTGGCTAAGGTCACCCGGGCGGGTGGCGCCGGCACGACGAGGACGGGGGGTTACGGGTGATCGACGACGACCCGGACGACCGCGCCGCGTTCGTCGGCGCGTGGCGCGTCGTCGTCGCCACTCGCGACGCCCTCGCCGCAGGACGCGGCGCCGACTACGCCGGCGAGTGGGCGCGGCAACTCGGCGACGAGCTCGCCGACGTCGAGGCGATCATGCGGGCGCGAGGCGCGATGCGAGATCGAGGAGGAGGCGGCGATCCGTCGGAGACATGAGTCGCATGAGGTCGACAATTTCGACGCTCCAGGGCGGTCGCTCCGACACCTCCACGATCTGAGCTCGTAACGCCTCCATCTGTTCGGCGATCTCCTCGCGAACGCTCTCGGCGACCTCGGAGTCGTGAGTCCGCCAGACACGCCACGCCTCGCCTCTAGGCCATTCGAACGCCTCGTCTAGCGAGGCAAGTGTCGTCGCTGAGTAGCGCCGAGTCGGATTCGCCGTCTCGATATCGCGGATCGTTCGCGCCGACAATCCGGAAGCTCTTTGCAAAGCGGTCGCCGTCATGCCCCGCGCTGTTCGCGCCGCTATGACGCGTTCGCCGAGACTCGCCGCCGTCATGGTGGATGTTGAATCTAAGCGCGAGTCGTCTGGACTCTCTGAAGCTGCTCCGCGTTCCACCTGTGTCTCCTCGTCCCTAGTCGCCCGTCGCGCCGCGTCCGACACGAGACCCAATCATGACAGAGCAAACCCCCGGCGTACCCCGGTAGACCCCGACAGGGCGCGACGAATCTCCGTTGTCCACAGGAATACCCCGGTTGTCCACTGGCGATCCACCGCCCGCGGGTCCGAAGATGCTCCAGGTGAGGACGACCGCGGAGGAGGACGCCGCGATGCGCGACGACATGCCAGAGCTCTACCGAATCGACGACATCGTCACGCGCTACCGCGTGAACGAGTGGACCGTACGTCGATGGCTCGGGTCGGGCGAGCTCCGCGGGTTCAAGCTCGCCGGCGCGTGGCGGATCGACCCGGCGGACTGGGCCGCGTTCCTCCGCCGCCGTCGCGATGACGCCAACCTCGACGACGGCGACCTCGGCGACGAGCTCGAGGGCGTGGCCGATGCCCCGGTCACCGTTCCTCGCGCCCGACCGCGGCGGCGAGCGTGAACGCCCTTCCCACGCCGCCGCCGCGGCGCCGTGTCGTCGCCCTCGTCCTCGCCGCGCTCGTCACCGTCGCCGGATGTACCCCGGCGCAGGTGCGGGCGTGGCTCCGCTGGCACGCCGAGGACCCGGAGACGGCGGTCGCGTTCCTCGACACTGATGCCGGCCGCGACCTCCTCGCCGGCGACGACTCGGACGGTCCGCAGTTCGCCGAGTATCTCGCGACGCTCCCGACGCCCGGCGACTGTTCGTCGTACGCGCCGCTCCTCGAGCTCCACGGACTCCCCGTCGCCACGTTCACCCGCATCGCCTGGCGCGAGTCCGGATGCGACCATCGCTCGTACGTCGTCGACCATGACGACGCCGGCGGCGGACTCCTCGGAATCAATCTCAAAGGGCGCCTCGCGGCGCTATGGCGCGAATGGTGCGGCGTCACGCTCGCCTCCGTCACCGACGCCGAGACGAACATCCGATGCGCCGCCGCCGCCTACCGCCGGATGGGGATGGCGCCGTGGAGGACATGACTCACGCCGAGCTCATCGCCGACGCCGCCGCGTACGGCGTCGACGTGAACGCGACGACCGCGTTCGTCATCGGCGACGACGAGCTCGCCGCGTTCGTTCACTGGGCGCGCAACAATCGCGCCGACCTCGTGTACGCGCCGGGCGTGGCGCGCCGGGTCCTGCGCGCCTACGCCGAGGCGACGCCGTGACGGCGATCCGCGTCACGCCCGCCGCGGCGCGCCGGATGGGCGTCGACGTCCCGGCGTCGCGCTCGACCCGCACCGTCGCCCGCGCCCCGTACCACACGCGGTGCATGACATGTGGCGCCGTGTTCACGACGCAGGCGTCCGAGGACCGACACGTCGACCTCGTCGGCGGACACGTCCGTTTCGAACTCGTCCTCCAGTACGCGCCGCCGCCGTGAACGGGACGCACTGTCCGACGTGCTCGTGTCACGCCGGCGCCGGCCGCGTCGACGACCGGGCGCCGTTCTATCGCCTCGTCCTCGACGTCGAGCGGGCGTGGCTCGAGCTCATGGCCGAGGACCGCGCCGCCGGACGCCGCAAGTGGCGCCCCTTCCACACGAGGACCGCCGCATGATCCGCGAGACGGTACAAGCGCGATTCTGGAGACGGGTCGAGCGCGGAGACCCGGACGCGTGCTGGCTATGGCGTGGGGGGACGACCGCCGGACGGCAGGGCTACGGGCGTTTCTACGACGGATGCCGCAAGGTGTACCCGCATCGATTCTCGTACGAGCTCCACTACGGGTCGATCCCGCCCGGGTACGTCGTCGATCACCATTGTCGGGTCCCGTTGTGCGTCAATCCGCGACACCTGGAGGCGGTCTCGCTATCCGAGAACACGCTCCGAGTGAAACGTCCGGGTCGCCGTGGCGCGCTGCCGCGGGCGGTCGCCGGACCGACCGCCGCGAGTTTTCAACCGGAGCTCGAGGAGTGGACATGACGACCGACAAGAGAGAGGAGGAGCCGCGGGGGACGGGCGTCGCCGCGGTACCGCAGACCGCGCCGGCGCCCGACTCGGCGTCGCCCGAGTACCGGCATCTCGACCTCATGTGGCGCCTCGCGCAACGCACGACGCACTCCGAGATGGTCCCGAAGGTCCTACGCGGTCGACCCGACGCCGCCCTCGCCGTGATGGTCTACGGACACGAGCTCGGGCTCGCTCCGATGACATCGCTCCGTGAGGTCTACATCATCGAGGGGACGCCGTCGTGTTCGGCGAAACTCATGCGGGCGCTCATCTTCCGCGCCGGACACGCCCTCGTGTTCCGCGAGTCGACCCGCGAGCGATGCGTCCTCCACGGGACCCGCGCCGACGGTCTCGGCGAGGCGGTCGTCACGTGGACGGTCGACGACGCCCGCACGGCCGGACTCCTCGGGAAAGATGTCTGGAAAAAGTATCCGGCCGACATGCTCGTCGCCCGGGCGACGTCGCGGGTCGCCCGCCTCGTGTTCCCGGATGTGACGATCGGCTACACGCCCGAGGAGCTCCAGCGCGTCGACCTGTCCGGCGAGTACGACTATGTCGACGTCGGCGCCGAGGTCGACGTCGTCGACGATGGGACGCCGCTCGACCTCGACGAGGACCTCGAGCTCGACGAGGAGGACGCCGAGCTCGTCGACGAGGAACCGGCGACGTGAACGATCGCCCGACCCATCTCGTCGCCCATCCCGGCGCCGACCGGACCATCTGCGGACTCCACTACCGCCGCGACGGACAGCGCGCCTACCCGCAGATGTGGGCCGCGTACGTCGAGCGCCGCCGCCGCTCGTACGCCGAACACGGACTCACACTCGTCCTGTGCGACGAGTGTGAGGCGGGCGCCGAGGGCGTGACGTCGTGAGCGGCGACCGGTGTCCGCACTGCGCCGGCGTCGTCGCGCCGGCGCGACGCGGCGGCGACCCGGTCGCGGCGTGGCGCGTCCACGAGGAGTCGTGTCCCGGAATCCGGCGGGTCGAGCGATGACGGACATATGTCCGCACTGCCTCGCCCTCCGGGCGATCCTCGAGGCGACGAACGAGCGCCTCGGACGACCCGTCGACTCGTTCGACGGATGGGACGAGGAGATTCCGCGGGCGCAATTCCCGACGCTCGCCGACGTCGCCGGATGCGACTGCCGATGCCACGCGCATCTGAGGTTCGGACGCCATGCATAACCTCGGCGCCGAGCTCGACCGCGCCTATGCCGTCGTCCAGGCGATCGACAACCGCGAACCGATGTCGACGCCCGACCTCGTCGCCCTGTGGCTCGACGTCGACCATCTCGCCCGCGAGCTCGGACAGGTCCTCAAGCTCCTCCACGAGGACGCCTCGGACCGGGTGTTCACCGAGATTCCGGATGTCTCGTGGACGTACACGAGCTCGGTCGGCGAGCCGGTACATCTGGCACGCGGGTACGCGGCGGAACGCTGGAGCGGATACGAGCTCGCCGACCGCCTCGCCGTCGACGTCGTCGACCCGGAGACCGGCGAGCTCCTCCGCGCCGTCCCCGTCGAGGTCGTGCGCCGACACGTCCCGGGATGTGCGACGGCGGACACGACGTCGAGCAAATGGCGCACGACCGGTCTCGCTGAGCTCGTCCCGGACTGGCGCCGCTACCGCTCACGCGACGAGGCGCCGCTCGTCCTGCGCCGTGGGGAGCGGCCGTGACGGTCCTCGACACTGCCGACCTCGCCGAGCGGGCGTGTCGTATCTGCGGCGCCGTCGTCGGCGACACCATCCGACATCGCCGATGGCACCACGAGGAGGACGCCCGCGACGAGTCGACGCTGGAGGTTCTGCGCGCCCTCACATCGGACCTCGAGCGTCGGGCGAGCACGGAGGCGGAGTGAGCGCGCCCCGTCTCCTCGACCTCGGATGCGGAGGAGGAGGCGGCGCCCTCGGCTACGCCCGCGCCGGGTTCGACGTGACGGGCGTCGACATCGTCCCGCAGTACGAGTACCCGTTCCGGTTCGTCCTCGGCGACATGCTCACGGTCGAGCTCGACGGGTACGACGCGGTCCACGCCTCGCCGCCGTGCAAGCTCTGGACGGGCGCCCGCGGGGACCGTCACGCCGCCCGACTGTTCGAGCCACACGCCGACGTCCTGTCGCCGATGCTCGCCCGTCTCGCCGAGCTCGACGTCCCGTGGATCGTCGAGAATGTCCCGGGCGCGCCGATGCCGCCCGGGTCGCTCGTCCTGTGCGGTTCGTCGTTCGGGCTCGACGTTCGCCGGCATCGACTGTTCGCCTCGAACGTCGAGCTCACCGCGCCGCCATGCGATCACGCGTCACAGGAGGCGGGACGGTTCCGCTCACTCGACTGGAGTCGGCATACCGCCGGGAAGCGGGACGCCGTCGTCGGCGTCCACGGTTCGCTCCAGTACGCCGGCGAGCTCGCCATCCGCCGGCGAGCAATGGGCATCGATTGGCTCTCGAACGATCGCCTCACGCAGGCGATCCCGCCGGCGTACACGGAGCATCTCGGGCGCCAGCTACGGGCGTACACGGGGTGACCCGATGCCGACGCTCCTCGTCTCCGACTGGTGGCACGACCTCGAACGGCGCCGCCGGCGCCTCGTCTGTCGATGCGACGACCCGACGCCCGAGCTCGTCCGCCTGTTCGGATGCGTCCCGGTCGAGGGCGCCTACGAATGCCGGCGATGCGGACGGAAGGTCGTGTGATGGCCGGGACACAGTGGGTCCGCATCGACGCCGGGTATCTCCGTAACCCGAAGGTGCGCCGGGTCGGACGTGACGGCGCCCTCCTCCACCTGTCGGCGATCCTGTACCTCGGCGAGCATCGCATCGACTCGGGACTCCTCCCACCCGAGGCGCTCGACGTCATCACGCCGCCCGCCTACCTTCGCCGGCCGGACGCCACGATCGCCCGCCTCGTCAAGGCTGGACTGTGGCATCCCGACATGTCGGGAGGGTTCCTCGTCCACGACTACGACGAGCTCAACGGCGAAGCATCCGAGGCGGCGCGGGATCGCTACCGTCGCGCTCGGGAACGGGCGCGCTCACGCCGGCGACGGGAGGCGGAGGAGACCGCGGACGAGGAGCGGTCGTGACCGCGGTCCGACCGCGGTCGTTGGCGCGGTACGAACGAACGAACGAACGAACGCGGTATTACATGTCGCGAGATAGATCATCTGTACGCGACATGTCGGCGTGGTCCACAGAGCGGCCCACAGATCGGGAGGCGTACCGTTCCCGGGCATGACGCCCGAGGAGCCGGAGCCGCAGACACCCGACGCACCCGACACGCCCGAGGAGCCGGAGCCCGAGTGACCTCAGACGCCGAACGACCGCAGCTAGCCGGACCCGAGTACCCGCCCGGTGAAGGCGAGCTCCTCACCTCCGCCGACGCGGTATGGATCGGACACCTCGTGATGGAGATGCTCCGCACGGCGTCCCTCGTCGTCATCGCCGTCGCCCTCGTCGTCATCGCGTGACCGTCGACGACCCGTGGCCGCTACGACCGGTACTGCGCATCGGGC